TTAATTTTCGCAACAATGCTTTCACTTTAAAAATTTGATAATAACCTCAACGATTATACAAACAATAAATCCTATTACAGTTATTAAGTTAAACCAAAATACATAGGGATATTTTTTGATAAACCTTTTTATTGAATTATTACATTTTTTCTTATTACAATCTATACAATCCTTTCTTTTACAATTAGTTGCTAAACTTCTACCAGAAATTCTAGCTACAGAAAAAAGCAAAAGAAATAAACAATTAAATAAAATCAAACCTATAACAAAGGTAAAAGCCAACTCTCTATATATTGGTACCTCACCTAATTTAGAAAATGTAGTACCTAGTAATTGGAAACTTGTTGCGAAACCTATAACCAAGCCAGCAAAAATACCTAATATAGTAATCGTTTCAGAGTGCATATTTTTTACTTTTTCATCTACATCTTTAGTTTCAGAAGTAATCTTTTCAGCCTTCGATACTAATTCATCTAAATTATGATTTATATTATCAACTTTTTCAACTGCATTTTTTGCAACAAAATCCATTTTTGCAACTCTTGCAATTCTGATAACCTCTAACTTAACATGATCATGTAATTTTAATAAATTATCCCTAATAGGTAAATTATTCTCATCAGAAATCAAAACAAGTTCACTTATATTCTTCTCTAACGAATCTCGCTGATCAGGGGATAGTTCATCCATATACTCAGCAATCTCCGAATATGAGTGACGATTACATTTATAAAATTTCTCAAATTTAGACAGAATAGATTTTAAAATAATATTCTTCTCGTCATCATCCTCTATATCAAAAGACGGATAATTTACAATTTCTTGTAAAATTCCCATCATTGTAATTTCATCCATATCATTCATCTCCTATGTTTAGTGGGTCTTGGAGATTAAAATAATCTGACATTATTGCATTACTAATTATATCATTTTGCTTTGTATTAGACCATGGAGCTTCACTATGAGTTTTGTTTACTAAAGTAAAAGCCGACATAGTAGAGCATTTCTTTGCAATTTTCTCAATTATTCTTTTTAATTTTCGTGGCAATTCAGACTCATCTAAATCAAAATTAGAAATTGCATCAATATTGCCACCCCTAAATTCATTGTACTCAAAATACACTTCAGGAACAACAGGTCCGTAAGGCCAATTTTCAATAACTGCATCAAAAGCAGGATATGACAATTCTTTAATAGAGTAACCTTGTACATAATAAAGCATCTTTTGCAATTTCAAATTGGAAATTGTCTTTTCCAATTCTGTTATTGTATAATTAATAATGTACTTTGCAACATCATAAACATTAGCCATAATAACTCTCCTTTCGTATATAGATACATAGTTATTATACATTTTTTCATCTATAAATACTATTGAATTATTATACAAATTTATGATTACTATATGGTAAAATATAACCAAAAAATATAAAAATAAAACACAATAAATTTACTAGTAACAGTTATTCATAAAATACATTCCACAAAAGTAAAACAACCCCACAGCAGTATTAGAACTGTTGTGGGGTTACTTCTTGCACGAAAAATTGATTTTGTTTTACTGTTTTTAAAAATTACTGATTTGTTTTAAAGTTTGCTTAAAATTTTAAAACTTTAATTAAACATTTCAAAAGTTTTGAAAATTGTTTGAAAACTTTTAAAATAGTGTTTAAAGTTTTCAAAATTAACGAAAGAATTTCAAAAATTAATTATTATCGTTAATTCTTATTAATAAATGTAATACATTCTGCCATTATTCACATCTTTACTGATAAGTTTTGCATATTTGCAACCGGCATACTTACCTTTAGTAATTGTACAAATGAGCCTAAACTTATGACTTGCACCAAGTTTGGTATCGGTTTCAAACTTTGTTTCTGCCCTATTAAGTCTGCGTACTCTTGTACCTTTACTAACTGTAATTGTTTTGTAGTTAGAGTGATTACAAGCATTACCAAGATGACTTGTAGCAATCCAACCTGTTGTCAATAGTGCCTTAACCTTTACCCATCCTGTACCATCATCTTCAATAACTTGTACTGTTTTACCTTTTTTTAAATTTTTAAGCTTTGCACTAGCATTACCGATAGGGTCCTTAAAACCGTACTTATACAGTCCTGCATTACCTTGTAGTTTAACTTTCTTATTTTTCTGTAGTTTCTTAGTTACAGTTTTTGCCAACTTACCTAATCGACTATAGAGCCAGTTGCCGGGGCAACTCTTATTATCAAACCATCTATGGACAGTTAGCACCATTTCATTTGACTTAGGGTTATAATTCAAGGCTTTTACTTTGTCATTAAACCATAACAACTTTGTTTTGTTGTTTCTCTTGCAAATGTCAACACACAACTTCACAAGAGATTTGTATACTTTACTGTTCATAGTATAAGGTTCTTCAAGTCCACTAGCACATTCAATGGTAATAGCCCTCTGGTCGTTTGCATTACTAGAAGAACACCAACTACGGTTTTTCTCCTCAACAACAAGTGCTACTCTACCATCTGTGCCAATACCATAGTTGCAACTTGCCTCTCTTGATGGACTTGTAAAGCAATTACAAATAGATTCAGCTGACAACTGACCAACCACACAATGTGGTGTGATACGGTCAATATTATGGGTTCTTAGTCCTGAGTGACAAGGACTTAATTTAGTTACACTTACAAGTTTACTGTTACTCATTATTCATCCTCACCTTTCTTCTTTAATAGGTCAATAGCTTTAGTGATTACCTGTGGCATTGGTACGCCCATTAAACCACAGTTCTCTACTATTGAAATCAGTTCATTTACACAAAATGCAATAATAACTGCATCTCTTATGTAATTTGTGCCAATTAACAAATCCAGACGATAAGCAACAAGCACAACAAGAAGTGTTACACCTTTTCTGCATAATCCTTTAAAACCTGCTCTGCTTTCAAGTCCACCATTATCTGACTTAGAGGACTTCTTAAATACACCGGCACAAACAAGTCCACTTACATAATCAACTGCCATAAAAATAATTAAAGTTATCATACCTGTATTCCATCCACCAAAAAGTGTTGTAATAAAGCTACCCACAACACCAAAGGTTGTACATACTAATTCTTTCATCTTAATTCTCCTTTTCCGTATCTGTTGTGACATCTTCGGCAAAGTCGCCGTTTGAGTTTTCTGTATCTTTGTTAGTTGTTTCAGTTTCGACAACTGTATACCAACTGTCGATTGTTAGCATATCTTCATCAGTTAAGACTGATTTACCGTACCAAGTTAGTGCGTAAGCTCTGACTTGGTACTCATCAAGTCTGTTTTTCATTTTTGACAGAGTTTTGATTACAAAATCGTGTAGATTAAACATTATTACATCACCTCACTTTCACTAGCTACTAAAGCAGTAGCAACTTCAAGGATTTTATTGTCAATATAATTTTTTGTATCTGCAATGTAAGTTACTTCAAAATCAGTATCGGCACTAATTTTTGTACTAGGATAATAGGTCTGAAGTGACAGTATTTTATCTACTTCATCTTTTGACAAATTAACGGTAATTGGTTTTGACCGTGGTGCTACAACATACACTTCATTGTCATCAAGCCACTTTTTAAATTTTGCAATATCACCATCTAATTCAGTCATTCTGATTGCAATTCCAACACCACTAACATTTATCCAACCTATTGAATTATCAAAAGCAGTATTCTTTTCATTTTCTCCTACATCAAGATGACTGCATAAAATCAAAGGTTTGTTGTCTTTCACATCAAATGAATATGAATAGTCGTTTCTGAAAAATCTATGGGTTGCTTTTGAATAATTCCATTCGTAGCTGGTTGATTTTTTCTGTGATGTGATTCTTTCAGCAAATAATCTTTGTGTTATGTAACCTGTGCCATCGCTATTTACTGTTAGAGTATCACACACATTTCCTATACCTCTTAATGTGCATTGAATATTAATACTTTGACTATCACTATCATTTGAAAAAGTAATACACGGATTGTTAATATTATTAATATCAACAGGATTTGTTGGTGATGGTACTGCACTTTGTGTAGATTTACCGTATAGGACTAAATTAACAGTGTTACAATCACTACTGTCATTAAGCACAATGCTAGTTGACTTATCTGTTGTGACTTTAATAGCGTTTTGTAAAACATCTGCTTTAAGTTGTACAATGTCTGTAGCGTTCTGCTTTACTGCTGTATTGTTGCTTGTCTTGTATGCATTAAAGTCTGTATTATCAACTTTATCTACTTTCAATACAACAATATCAGCTTTGTTCTGTGCAATGTCTGCACGTGGTTGTTCTGACTTTGTTTCAACAAAATCCCACACACCTTTTACGCTAGGATAAGTAGTTGTGCTAGGGTGTGTAATCACATCAACCTTATTAGATAGGCTTTCCTTGCCATTTACATTCGTATTAGTTGTTGCAATTTCTCGTTGTGCTGTTTCTTTGACAATCTGTAAATTGTCAGCAACCTGACTAATATTAGCGTTTAAAGTTTGTACATCTGTTTTGTGCTGAGCTTCAATACTTGTTGCTCTGTTCTCCCAATCAGACTTATCTGCATTTACTTGTTTCTTCAGCGACTTAATAGCACTTGCTAATAGTTCATTTACATTAATGAAGTTATCATCATTTGAGTACACGATACTAACACCTGATGGTACTGAACCACTCACAATATCCACATTGCCAACTGTGTTATCAATATAGATAGTCTTTAGTGAGGTACACCCACCAAATGTACCATTATTAATTTTTGTAACATTATCTGCAACAAAGACTGTTACAATATCTGTCTGACTTGTTGCAAAGCTACCTGTACCTAATGCTTCCGTTGTTGTTGTGTTCTTTAGCACACCATCAGAAGTGAAGGTTGCAGAGTAGCTAAAGACTATGCCTTTGTTTGCTTTTTCAATACCGTTGTCCATCTGATTCAAACTTACCGATAAAATTGGTGTGTTTGATGATGGGGCATCTTCCCAACCTACTTTTTTATAGCTCATTATAATTCTCCTTTCGCCTCTAATGTATCTGTCAAGGCTTGAATACCACTAAGGGTTCTTGACAGGATTACACTTTTAACTACTGTCATTTTCTGTTTACCGTTTTCGTATAATGGAGCACCGTTTACATCAGTTTCATACACATTAAACTGTACATTGTCCCCAACCTGTACCCAAGGTCTGCCATCTGTTGTGGCAGTAAATGGGGTGTAACTACAGTTATAGAACCTTTTTGTAATGTCACTAGGGTCACCTTTATTATTCTTGTAATTGTACAAGTCATTAAGTATATGCCAATTAGATGTATTCATATCTTCATTCTGCCAACAAATTACATTTTTCGTTAAGTCATATACTTTTGTTTCATTGTCCGGTATTTCCGTATTGCCCGGTCTAAATGTAGTTTCTTTTTCGGTTGTCTTTCCGTCAAGATTTCCACCATACTTCCATTTAAAATCAGTATAGCCCTTTACTATGTAATCCTCATAGCTTAAATCCTCATAAAAGTCATATACTTCAGGTGAGTCTGTAGGTGATATATAAACCAACCCAAAATTGCCTTTTACAGTATCGCCTTTCTTCTCTAATGCATCAGAAAAAGGAGATATAAAACCAAATACACCTATCATTTCACAACAATCCCTTAGTACGCTACCGGATGTTACTAGATTGTTCTTATCTAATAGCCAATGACCATTCCTAGTTTTAAAATTATATATTTTGTAATTAACTCTATTGGTACTAAAAGTATTTGTTAAAATACCTGATGTTTCACTTACTGATGGATGATAAGTTAAGTTAATAAAGTCAGACATTACAGTTCCTAGTGGTCTAAATGTAGCGTTCTGCCATTCTTCAAATAAACTTTTTGTTCCATCCTTTTGGTTCAGCTTTGCCATATAGTCATATGCAGTAAGTTTATAAATGTGTTTATCATCTCCATCACGCTGAAACTTATCAACATAACCACAGAACAAATCCCATGTTCTTTCTTGTACTTGCCTACCGGGATAGATTTTAGCTGATGGGTACAGAGTACTTGACGGATAGATGTAGTCACCTAGATAACTCTGAGTTAATCTAACAAATATCCATTTACCCTTAATGTTATTGGCAAAAGTTCTATCCTCAGTATCACACACAGAAATAGTAAACTCAGAGGCTATGCACCCCCCAAACTTCAATGTACTTTCACTGCATATTGACTGTTTGAGGGTCATACTTTCTTCAACAATATTATCCATTGTGATTGTTGCTATATCTGAGTTATTAGGAAAAAGAATTTCAACTGTATTTTCCACAAGGTCATTAATAATATGGTCCTTAATTTTGCTATCTACTGTAATCATCACATCACCTCAATACTCAATAAAGGTAAGTTCAAGAGCTTTGTACTCTATATCTGTACCCTTAATAACTTTTGTTGTGTATGTAATATCAGGCATATAACAAACCATCTTACGATACTTCATTAATTCTTCATCCCAATACATTACATATAGCTTTCTTTGTTGCTTGTGGATAAAGGCATTGTTAAGTGTTTTCCTGATTGACTTTAGTTGTTTTAGGTGAAGTGGTATTGTCTGAAACACTATTTTAGACTTATAGTTTGGTGAGGTGACTCTATGTAACTTATTCTTGGTATCTCTATAGGCTTTTAGTTCAGTTCTTTGTAGTGGTGTTGATTGATATGATTCCTTAGCCATTAGGTCATGTGGGAATGGTGTATAATCAACTTCACTTGCGTTTACTACTTTACCAATATAAATAAGAGTACCGTTAAATTTATCAAAATCAAAATTAGCCATAAAATCACCTACCTATGCAAATGCAGACTTGCCAAACCTTTTACGGTAGTCACTGTCCTTATTAACCATTCCTTTGAATATAACTTCACCGTCAAGATTAATTGTAAGGTTAATATCCTTATCATTACCACCAAAGTTACCCTCAGCCATAGCCTCTAAAAATGCTTGTTTCATTGTTGATAATGGGGAAACAACCTCAGTTTCTCTTTTGTTATCACCAAGAACGGCAAGGAATTCACCATAGTTAGCCGGAACAACAGTACCGGTAGCTAAAGCCGGAACATGAGGGATTAATGGTGGTTCATCAGGCATAGAAAAATGCCAGTCTTGACCAAACACATCACCGATAGCACCGGCTACAGAACCTATCGTATCAACAATACCTTTAACTGCACTATAGATGCCCGACCATAGAAAATTAATACCATCAATAATCCAGTTGATAGGAATTCTAACAAGATTAAATAAACCCTTCCATACACTATCAAATACTGACTTAATGCTTTCCCAAGCATCACTCCAATTACCCTTAAACACATTAGAGATAAAATCAATTAAACCTCCAAAAATGTTTTTAGCAGTTTCAAAACAGCCTACTAAATCTATACCTAAATTATCATTTAACCATTTTGCAAAACCTAGTCCCTTGATAAATCCGATAACTAAATCAAAAAGTCCGTCAACTGCACTACCAATCAAATCTATTAGACCGGTTATGATACCCCACCAGTCAATATTAGCAAGGAAAGTACCTATATCTTCACCGATTTGTTCCCAATCTGTATTAGCTATCGCAGTTCTTAAAGTAGTGATAAGACCTACTGCACCATCTGAAATAGTTTTAGCAGCCATTGACCAATCAATTTCATTAAAAAAGCCATTGATAAATTCAGATATAGATGTACCAAGTTCTGACCAATCAAGACTTTCAACAAAACCAAAAGCTGATGAAATAATACTTTGAATACCAGCACCAAGAGTTCCACCTACTATTGTCCAATCCATAGTGGTAAAGAAATTATTAAACATTGTGGCAAAAGCCTCTCCAAGTGCAGTAAAATCAAAGGTTGTTAAAAACGAATATAAGAAATTAAATATTCCCATAAAGGCATTAGCAAAGGTTTGTCCCACTACTGCCCAATCCATTGTTTGGAAAAATCCGGCTAGAGCATTAGCTAGACCTTCACCTAATGCTGAAAAATCAAAGGTTGTAAGGAATGTATTAGCAAAGTCAAAAATAGTCATTAAACCATTTGCAAAGGTTGAACCTACCAAATTCCAGTTAAGTCCTTTTACTGCACCATTGAAAAAGTCTGCAATATTCTTTGCCCAATCCTTAGCCTTTCCACGGATAGACTTCCAATCTATTGAGGATAAAGCTGAATTGATTTTACTTGAAATAAGTTTACCAATGCCACTATAGTCCCCTTTAGCAAACAAGTCCTTTACCTGCTTTGCAAAGTCACCAATAGAGTTACTAATATTGGCTTGTTTAAACATATCCTTAGGTGACAAGGCATTATCTGCTTTTTTGCTACTACTTGTATCATCATTAGAACTTTGTTCCATAACATTTAGCTGGTCATATCCAGCTAGGTTCTTTTGATTTTCTTTTGTAGCCTTCGTGTTCTCTTTTGTATTTTCTGTTGTATCAGCCACACTCTTTGCATAGTCTTGCTGAACCTTAGTAGCTTTAGTATATGTTGTGCTACCAGTTAAAGCAGACATAAGCTGAGCTACCTTATCAACTGCACCAGTTAATAATTGAATAAAGGAATTTAGAATAGGTGTTACTACAGAAAGTATTGGTGCAAATGCAGTAGCAAAAGTGTTTTTTAACTGTGTAAGGCTTGACATTAAAGTAGATAAGTTGGTGTTTACTTCTGGTGAAAACTGCGACAAGTTCCCCATACTTTCTTTTGCTGCATCAAAAATCTTTGATATGCCTTGATACAGTAGCATACCTGCAAGTGCTTGTTTCAGCATTCTCAGAGATTTAGAAAAGAAACCAGCTTGTGATGATGATTTCTTTGCACTACTGCCAACCTTTTTAATTAAGCTACCAGCCTTAGAAAGTCCATTCTTTAATGCACCACCTAATGTCTTTGAAACTGATGATAAAACACTTTTAAACTTCTTAAAACCTTTTGTTATAAGGCTTGTGCTTTTCCTCTCTTTCTTCTCTTTGCTTTCAGTTTCTCTTAGTCTAGCTTTGTAAGTATTTAGTTGTTCATTAAGTCTAGTTAGCTTTTCTTGTTTTTCCTTATACTCTGCCGTATCCTTGCCGGTAGTTGAATTTTCAGCAGACTGAACACTTTTTAGCTTTCTTTCATATTCATTTAGCTTGTTTTCAGTTTCAGTAATTTGTTGTTGGACTTTGTTCCAATCCTTGTCATTACTTAACATACTGTCAAGGTGTTCTGTGCCTAAGCCTAAGTCTGACAAGTCCTTTTGCTTTGAGTTGCCTATTTCATCAGCTTTTGCATATAAAGACTTTAGTTGTTCTTTAGCCTTCGCAATATCCTTTTCAATACCAGCAGAAATGTTTGTTTTGATATGAGTATCAGCCATTTCTTCAAGCTCTGATTGTAAAGACTTAATTTCTCTTGTAGTCTGATTAACCTTGTTCTTTAGGTCAATAACTTTAGAAGATAAGTTCTTTGTACCTTTATTAAAGCCGTCAACATCAATTTTTGTGTCAAAAATAATACTTCCGTCAGTTGCCATATTATTCCCCCCTTTCTTAAAAATGGGTATAAAAATAGCGTACACCATTTGATGTACGCATAAAAAAGGTCAAGTACATACATACTTGACAACTTAAACTACTATGATATAATAAAAGTAGATAAGGCAAACCCATAAGTGGTTAGCCCCTTGAAAATTTTATTAGCTAAAGATTTAGCCACCAAACTTCGCAGGTAGGGTGGCTATTTCTTTTTTAGTGCAATAATTGTATATAAAACGATAATAAGAATTAAAGTTATGTACTCCATTTGCAACACCCCCAACTAGGGGCAAGACTTAACCACCAACCGTTTAGGTCTGTCTTATCCAGAAGAATTATATCATATTAAATTTTTAATTACAATAGCCACCCCATATGGAGTGGCTTTTAATTTACACAAAATAAGGATTTGGCTTTGTTAGTAGTACAATAATATCAATAATCCAACCTATACAAAATAGTCCACCAGTGAATAAGTAAAGTATTCCCATACCAACCTTACCTTCATAGAACTTATGTCCACCAAGTACACCTAGAAAAATACATAAGAATAAGGCAACCCATTTATTCTTCATTCTACCACCATAGCCACCAGCGACAGCAGTAGCTGATGCAGCACTTGTGTTATTGTTAGTATTATTAATAACAATAGGTTGTTGGTTATTTTGATTGTTACCGATTTCCTCAACTTGACAACCACATAGAGGGCAAATAACTGCCTTTTCTGCAATCTTACCACCACAATGTTTACAAAACTTTGTATTTTCTTGTGGTTGAGCATTTGTGTTGTTACTTTGATTTTGAGATTGACTATCCATTTGTAAAATTCCCCTTACATTTATAAGTTTACTTACATAATATAACAAAAATAAGTAAATGTCAACAAGTTTCACTAATTGTGATTAAATAATACTATTAATAAAGTCCAAGTCTTGTTGTTCTTCTTGTGTAGTGGGTTTATATGCTAGGTCTATTAGTTCCTTATGCTCTCTATAGAACTGTTTTTCACAATCATCTAGCTTTTTATGTTTAGCTTTTTTAGATCTGATGTTCATTACCTGAGAATAAAGGCCATCACCAATTTCACCAAACATTCCTAGAAAAGTCCACCAGTGCATATAGTCAACACTTCTTACTTCTTTCCCAGCTACTTTATTAATAGCTGGGAAAATAATACTTTCGTCCTGCTCCCAGTCAAGAATTCTTTTAGGGGCTTGTTTTGACTTTGGTGTGTTGCCACCATCAAGAAACCACATAGCTTTTACTAGTGCCTTGTTTAAGTCCTTTGGTATATCTTTGTAAAGACACTCTATACACACCCTAGACTTTTCAATGTCATTTAGTTCAGGGTCGCTATAGGCTTGAAAAATAAGGAGTGCCACTCTATAGTCCGAGTTAATCTCATAGTCCTTGCCGTCAATATTTAATGACTTTGGAAGTAGTCCTATCATTTTAGCTGTGAGGTGTATTTAGCAACATTCTTGTTTTGACTGGTCATAACCTTTTCAATGTCTGAACGGATTGTAGGAATAATAGCATTAAGAAAATTGTAAAATAGAGGTTGCTGGTTACTAAACACAATAGAGAAACAATTAGTATTGCCAAACGCAACAGAAGATACATCAGAATCAAAGATATAATTAATCTGTTCTCTTACCCTCTTGTCAGCTGAAACAAATAGTTCATTTGCCTCATCATCTGTTTTAGGCTCTGCATTTTTATATTCCTTTGAAATATCATCAATGTTACTCATAGCCTTTTTAATTCTATCAAAAATAGCAAAGTCAGTTGTATTTATACGAATAACTCTGCTTTCGTCACCATTGATGGAATATTCCTTGTAGCCGTCATCAAACTTCAAACTTGTCATATTATCACCTCCTATTTAGTAACCGTAAATGTTGGTACCTTGTTAGTAATAGCAACTGTGCCTACTTGTCTATTACCATCAAAGCTAACATCATACGGAATATTAACTCCACCTTGACCACCACCATAGCTCTGTGGCTTAACAATACAATCTTCCATCCACGCATCATAAGGACCTGTCTTCTTGTCAATAAGGACTTCAAGGACCTTAGTTTTGCAACCTTCACCAGTAATACGGTTAAGAGCAATATCCTTTAGCTTAGGATAAATTTTATCATCTGTGTTAGCGTAATATGTATCTGCTGACATAGATGGCTCATATCCGTTATCGTGGGTTACTGTTTCGTCAAGGATATTTTTCACTTGTTCTGTATCTGGATTAAGTTCAACAGAAAGTTCCTCAATATCCTTACCAATTAGAAACCACATTGGACTTTCACTACTGCCAAAACTAGCGTCAATGTAATGCAATAAATAACTTCTCTTTAGCTTACCAATGTCTGGTGTTGCACTTGCCATAATATTACCTTCTTTCATTAAAAATCAATTTTGTATTGTGATATAATCTGCAACTGATATACCACACCGTTATTCATATTGCCATTTGGTATTTCGTAAATCATACCATTTGAACAAGTTAACTTTGTTAGAGTGCCTATATACTCTTTGTCACCCACCTTGACAGTAACTTCTTGATTATCTGCAAAATGTTCAAGGTACATTTGAAGTGAGAGTAAAGCACCTGTATTTACCATTCTGTCATAGTCATTAACGGACTGATACACTGCATACAGAATAAAGTTATGTTGTCTTGTCTGATTACCTAAAATATCTTCTTTTAGCAATGTATCACCAGTTGAAGATAGTCCGTAACTATCAATTGTATCATCTGTAAAGTCAATAGAGATTTCATTACACACTTCATTAATTTGTGGAAAACTCTGCAAAGCTGACTTTACTATTTCAATTATGTTCATTTCACATTACCACCTAAAATTTTTGCAGTACCGTTCAGGATAACATCTTCCTTATCCTTTTTCATTCGTTCAAACCACATTTTACCGGCTAGAGGGTGCTTAGCAGTTGAATACTTTAATTCTCTACCGGTAGGGTATTTCTTTGGTGGACTGTAAAAGCCTACCAATTCACCATTCTTGTATAGTGGAATATTAGGACCATAAACAACACCATAGTATAAATACCTTGCATAAGGTCCTAACTGTACAACCTTACCACTACCTATAACTGTACCTACTGTGGCAGACTTAAACAGAAAGCCTGTATCCATAGGTGTGTATGGTATCATTTGCCTTATAACTTCATTGTCTACAAACCTTTGTGCCTTTTGAAATTCCTTTTCAGTTAAAGAACCAAAGTCACTACGCCATTTAAAATTTAAACTTCCGTTAGGTGTGTTCATTGTGCTATCTTGTGGCTGACTAATAATCATACATTCACCTACTTTCCACTAATCTTGATGTGTTGTAACCTTTTAGCACCATAGTCCTTGATGTCTATTGACATAATAGTGTTGTAACTAAAAGACTTGTTAAACTCCTTCATACTTTCCGATACTGTCTTTTGGTCGGTATTATTAAATTCAAAGTCACAATAACCTTTTACAATAAGGTCTTGTGAGGGTTTCTTAGGCACAATCTTCATTCCCGGGAAAACATCATTAGCTGGTAACAAGCTACTGCTAGGAGTAATTACAAGGCTATCAAGTGGTATATATACAGTTACACTGTCAGCATTCTGTAAACCACTTTTCATAACATTACTTGCCTTGTTCTCTTGCCAATGACAATGGGGTACATAAAACTTACTGTACCCCACCCCATTAAAATGATATATTGTACATTTAAAATTAGTAATCACTTTACACCTCTGTACAGTAAACCTGTACCACTTAGCCACATATAAATTACAGACTTAATTTTCTTTGACAAAACCTGTCTTTGGCTTTCTGTACTTTCATATGTAACTGACATATCACCTGTCTTGTCAGAGGTTACATAGTTACTACTATTTTGCTCAGCATAATAAAGCAGTTCAGCCACTTCACAACAACACATTTTTACTTGTTCAGGTATATCACCCTCGTCAATGTTGTCACAAGTATAGTGCCTAATATAGTTAGTTGCTTTACGGAAATAAACATAAGGGTTAGCAGTATTAATGACTGCACCTTGATATTTATTTTTATAAAAATCCATATTTGCATAAATCATCATACTGCTTTACCTCTTATTCAGATACTGACTGAGTAGCTGTGTTCTGTGTTACTGTGTGACAGTAGATACCTGCTACTTTGTTCTGATACACCTTAGCAATACCAACATTACGATAACCAAAAGTCCATGCGTCTGCATCAGGGTTTGCGTTAGGGTCAATAATCTTAGGTACTTTGTGCTTGGTGTACTGGATTACTGCTGACTTATGGATAATCTCAAAGTTAATGTCAACAGATTTAGCTGACTTAGCATAACCACCTTTTTCCTGACCACTGGTCTTACCGTCATTTAGTGTAATGTTAGTCATAAATCTTGATGATGGTACAGGAACAATCTTAGAAAATCTTTCAAGCACTTTTCTTGACTTTGTTGTATCCATATCATCAATTACACCGTAAAGGTCTGAACGGATGTACAGAATTCTGTTATCTGTAGGTACTTCGTCATCATCCATCTTTGCAGTAGCAGTACGAAGAGCCTTAATAATACTGTCACCTGTAGAAAGGCTACCATATGCAGAAGAAATACCCTTGATACCTGAGTATGTAGAAAATCTAAATGCATCAAGTTCAGGTACTTCCTTAGTACGGATAAACTCACCTGCAAGTCTGCCAAATGCAATACCGGCAGTTTCAATATTATCCATACTGTCAACAGTAAACTTTCTGCCTCTATCGTAGTTACAAGCTACTGTCTGATTCTTAATAGTTACATCACCGTTAATATAACCACTGTTACGGTCATAGTTAGCAAGACCGTCCATTTCAATCATTGGAATAATTAGTTCATTAGCATTAGCACCGGCTTGTGCAAGTTCTGACGCACCATCTAAATCAGAAGTAAGTGCAGCATTTTTATACACTTCATCAAGGAGTGGCACATAGGATTTTGCTAATTCAATAGTATTTGCCATAAAATAAAACCTCTTTTCTTAATTATTTATCTTCTTTTGGTTCACCTAAACCCATAGCAGACCTAATGGCTGACATTGAGTCAGGTTTAATATTTGTGTTACCGGTATTCTTTACCGGATTTTTGAAAGGCTCATCTGACTTGAACATATAGTCATTTTCTGTCTTTACATCCTTGATAGCCTTTTCAATATCTTCTGCTTGATTTTTTGATGTTTTAAGGTTGTCAAGGTCAAGCAAAGCCTTAACAGCTTTACTGTTCTTTGCACCACTTTTTGATAAAGCCGTATCAAGTACAGAAGTAAACTCCATATCTGCAATTTTATCCTTGTACTCTTTGTCCTTGTTTGCAAGTTCTGTGTTAAGACTATCAATTTTACCTTGTAAGTCCTTAACATCAACCCCATCAAATTCTTTTAGTGCATCTTGTGCAGTCTCTAGCTGATCCTTTAGGCTATCTCTTTCCACAATAAGTGGTTGTTTAGCCTTTTCTAAATCTTGGTTGTACTGATTCAGAACCTTATCAATATTATCCTTATCAAGTCCTAAATCTTCTAAAAATTTTCTTTGCATAATAGCTCCTTTCGATACGCTTTTTAACGAGGTAGCACCTCTTTCTATCCTTAGTTTAACGACTTAGGAACGGTCAATATTTGTAATTTTGGGTATAAAAAAAGCACCTTACAAAATGTAAAGTGCTTAAGTAGCAGTATTTTGTCACGAAACATAAAAAGTATAAAAACTAATAGTCTAGACAATCGTTATTCATCATCATAATCAACAATCATTTTATGCCTTCCTGTTTTTTTATAATACTCATCATCAAGTTTTCTTACTTCATCTTTAATGTATTCCGGGGCATCTTTATTTAGCCGTCTATGACAAGTATTATCCAAATGAGACCATTTTATATACTTATTAAATATCTCAGTCATAATTATTTATCCCCCTTAATGATATTTGCAACTTGCTTAGATGTGTATTTTGCCTTCTTATTCATACTTTCTGCAATACATTCAGATATAAATTCATTTATATCTTGCATAGCATATTTTGATACGGTATATTTACCTTTAAATTTATTGTTATCATATTCAGGTAATGAACGCATTATATCCTGTATTGCTTTTAATTTTTCATTCCACAATGGGTCATTCAGTTTATGTTCAAGCTGAATTGCATGACCTATTTCGTGCCTTATAGCGTGTAAATAATGTGCAGTTGACCATTCACCGGACTTGTTCATTTTCTTTGCTTTTTTAGTGTGTTCTGATACAAAACTTTTCTTATTAGCAAATCTTAACACTAATTCTCTTGAATTATCATTGTATGAGCCATATGTACTCAAATTACTATCTCTAAGAACACCAACAGAAGATATGGTAGATATGTTTCCAAACTTCTGTTGCATATTCTCATATTCAGTATTAAAGATTTTCTTAACATCTTTAGTTACACCTTTTTCAAATTCTATTATACCACTATCGTTACTTTTTTCAATATTTGATTTACTGTTTTGTATAGTTTTTTCAAAGTTGGTGTTGTCACCGGAATCAGAAAGTTTATGTACACCATTGCCGGTAGTCTTTGTGTCATTACTCTTAGCCACCTTACTACTTTTATCTAGCTTAGCACCTGTGTTTCCCAGCCCGTCAATATTTACTCTTTGTCTTTGTTGTGGTAGGTTCATAGCCTTTGAAAGTCTTGCGTATTCGTCTGATGTTTTGTTGCACCTTGCATTAGCTGACATTATGTCATTTTCATCAGCACCACCCTCTGTAAGCAGTTTTATCTCTTGTCTTTCTGCTCTCATTACAGTTTCAAGTTTTCTTTGTCTTTGCAGAGCCTCATACTTTGTGTAGCTTTTACCTCTGAACTCTCTTTTCTCATTATCTTCTTGGTTCATTTGGTTTAGTTCTTCATCTGTATAGGTCCTTTCTGATACACCTTTAATAAATGGATAATAGTTATGGTAACAGTTAGCACCACAAAGCCCTGTTACTGTACCCAGTCCACAAACTGAAACCAATTCTTCCTTGCTATAAACCCTACCTTGCCAAGGTTGGTGGGTAGGTCTTGCCCCACTATGATAGGTAGTTTCAAAATAGTTTGTTTCAAGTTTTTCTGCATTACTCTCATTGATATTTGCCACTACCTGATTGTAACCTGTAAGGACTGCTCTCCTTACTGCTACCGATACTCTACTGCTGTAACCACTGTCATAGTCAATGTACCTTAGTCCTGAATTAGTCATTTCTTTTACTGTATTTCTCAGTACAGTATTGTAATCAAATGCACCTGTAGCAATCTGAGTTATTGCCTTGTCAAGAGTGCATTGGTAGTAGTCTGTAAGTGGTGTATATGTTAGCTTAGTTGAGTTAGGCTCTCTAAGTGCAAAGCCTAAAGAACCGGTAATGTTCTTTAGCTCTCCTTTAGTCTGAGTTATCATAGAATTAACAAGTTGTTGAAGTTGTAAGTTATCTTCATATGGTATGAAACTTTTACCTACTGCTTCATAAAGGCTTTTATCTCTTGCATAACCACTGCTTATAACATTAGAAAACACCTTGTCTATCTGTTCATCAGATAGGTTCAAGGTGTTCTTGATATAACTCTTTATTTCTTCTTTACTTTTTCCCAATTCATAAAGTCTGTTAATTTGCCAATCTGCTGACCTTGTAATCTCCTTATTATTAGCCTGTAACCGTCTAATAATGTCAAGCATAATAGTTTGTTCCAAGTCATTAAAAAGGCTCACAATAGGCTGAGGAACAGACTCTATATCCTTTTCAGTAATTTGCATTAATCTTTACCTATAAAAGCCAGTACAATAACTGTAACACAAATAATTGTTGTAATAATAATTGAACTACTCATTCTATCACCTCAGCTTTTTGTGGTAGGTTCTGTAAGGCTGTGTCAATGTCTTCACCCATCCACTTTGCTCTGTATTCCTCAGGTCTTAAGATACCAAGGTTTAGATCCTGTATATCTTGCTTTCTTTCTGTTTCTTCATCTGTCTTAATGCTATCCTTAAAATCACAAACAAACTTGTAACCACTTGTAGTCATTGAATTATAAAAAGCTAAAGCATACACAAGGTCCTCCATGCAATCCTTTAAATTTTCTTGAATTGCATTGACTGTATTGTACTTTCTGTCTTTAGCCGACTTAATTTCTGTTGCAGTTTTTTCAACTGTTGCCGGATCGGACAAGTCACCATAAGCAAGACCAACAGAAAACTCAATTTCTCTTTTGTATTCCTCTAGTCCTGCCTTTATATCGGCTTGTCTGATTGTCGGTGAATAGTCCTGTAGAATTCCCTCATTATCATCAAGGTCAACACTACGATATAACCTTTTATTTAACTTTGCTACTCTATTACCTTTTAGTGCTGATTCATCAATATGTATAGCTCTTTCTCCACTTTCAAACTCCCAATCAAGCCTACCAAACTGAATATCTGCTTTCTGAATAATTGGCAATGCTGAATCAAATATAGAAATAGGAGTCATAGAGCCGTCAATATCATTGTCAATAGGGTTACGATAATAGCCGAAAGCAGTTTTATTCATTGTGGGATATGTGATACTTTCTTCTAGGTCTGACCATTCTTCAATACTGCTTAATGGTATCTTATTGCCTAATGTACTTTCACTGTCAGACACATAGGCAGAATTAGTAATTGTCAGTCCCTTGTCTTTGTCTAGGTCGTGATATTCAAGTCTTGTATAGAACTTGTTACCTAGCTTTTTAAATTCAGGAAATATAACTTTAATTAGTCTTCCGTCAGTATCGTATTCAACAGGTATAAAGGCATTGGCAGAAACAAACTGAACTTTACTGCCACCTAAAGGCTTTACAATCATAGCACCTGTTGCTAAACCTCTTTGAAAGTGTGTGTTAAGGTTTCTAATTGCTTTCTTGTATATTTTATCAAGTGGCTTGTAACTGACACTTGAAGTCATTTCAGACAAAGAAACATTGCTAAATTCTCTTACAATGGACTTTTCAAGTCTTAGACTGACAACATGGTATTCATCAAGCCACAAGGCTCTGCCTGAATAACTGTTTTGCCACACATCAATAGATTTTAACATTTCATCAGTTAAAGCAATATCAATATTAAGTGCATTCTTAATACTTCTTAGCTTTGTCGGAAACACTCTGCTCCACACTCCTTTCAAAAAATTTATAAGTCCCATTTTATCCCACCTTTATAAACCTTTTCATATTTCTTTCAAAGGTGTACTCAAAACCGTCAAGACTATCAATATCGGTAGATCCGTCATCAAGTCTTTCATCATTTAGCTTTTTATCGTTCCATACTGCCTCACACAAGGCTCTTTTCAAGCTGTCACAACTATCAGTAATAAAGAACCTATCTGCTCCCATAAGTCGCAAAGCACATTGAATACGGTCTTGTATAGGCATTTTTCTAGCCGGTCTAACAATAACATTAGGAAATTTCTTTTCAAAGGCTCTTTTTATACCTCTACCTAAAACAGTTTCGGCATTATCCCAATAAACATAATCAACTTTTCCTACCATATCAAAAACAGACTGTGCAAATTCTATAGCCAGTCTGTCTAAATCGTTACTATCATATTCTCCAAAGTGCCTTATACTTCTAATTGCCACCAGTTCACTGTAATTATCAGTTGTACCGGTAGCAACAAACGCATGACCTGACTTATTACCACCAAAGTCAATACCGATTGTTACTTCTTGTAAAGAGCCTTTTAGTATCTGTTTGTATGGTAAATCAGGGTCAATCCTATCAACTAATTTACAGTAATACGCTTTTGGATTGTCGGCAAATTTACGGTAAATAGCACCTTCGGCACGAACCCACTTGCCTAAAATCAATCTATCATAGTAGATAGTACCTTCATACTCATTACACAAGTTTTGTACAAATTCTTTAGACAAAAAGGAATTATCAAAGATTGTATATTCTTGCAAATAAATATCTGCATCACTGTCAATAAACTGTTTTAGCCAGTGAGTAGGGTGTTCAGGGTTTAAGCTACCGTCAAAGCAAGAATAAGGCTTATCAAGTCTTGACTTTAGCATAGCAAATACATCTTCATTCCACTTTGCTACCTCATCACCATAAATATATTTAGCTGAAGCACCTTGGATTTTTGCAACCTGACTAACCTTTTCAGCACCTAAACAATAAACATCTTCACCACAGATTTTAGCAATGTTGCGACTGTTGATAGTTCCTACAACATCAGAGGTATATCGTTCTCTCATTGGCTGAAGTACATTTCTCTCAATAGTTTCTTTAGATACACCAATGATAAAACAAAGTCCGTCTTTGCCTATTCTCTCCCTAATTCTCATAGGTACAATAAAAGTAACATCAACAAAACTTTTACCGGAACGAACTGCACCACTCTTTATGTTCCATCTATGGGTAGCATTTACAATATATTCTTTTTGCTTATTTGTGTAACCCATTCTTTGTACCCCTTAGTGCATCATCTTTAATTTCTTTCAAAATATTATCCAGCTTATTAAGTGCCGTTGTGTCTGTTTCTTCTTTCTGCTTATCTCTCCACTTATCAGGTCGTCTATTTTTAAGCCAAAAGATTTGAGCCGTTGTATTGCCCTCTAGTGCTGATGAAAGCAAAGCGTTCTCAACTTCATAGTCAACAACTTCTTTACCCTTTTTTAAGGCTTGTAAAATCGGTAAATGGTTTGTTTTATAGTTAAATAAAGTCTTAACTGAAATACCCATATTCTTTGCTATCTGTTCATCAGTTAAACCATCTCTAGCCCAACCCTCCAGCAATAATAAATTTTCCTTTAGTAACCACTTTTGATATTTTCCCTTTGCCAAATCCACCACCTCTCTTTATTAGTTCCTTATTTACTACTACCGTTCCACCATGCTTCAAAGTTCTTTTCTCTTCGTTTTCTAGCATTTTCATATGTTGTTGTAGTTTGCCTATGCTCTAAAGTAGGGTCAATACGGTTAAAAGATCCCGTTGGTTTAAAAGTTCTTAGCTTTTCATGTACTGCGATATTTGCATCTCTTAAAGCCCTATACTCTTTTAACAAAGTTTGATTTTCAAAAGCTTCATCAATACTACCCAACTTCGCAATCTTTGCTTGAACATTTTCAATTCTTTTTTCAAAATAAAAACCAACTTGATCAACTTCTCTGCTTGTTTTCATATTTTCAAAAAAGCTATAATCTTTACTCTGTGCAATCTTTTCATACTTACTGTTTTTCTTTACCTCGGGAGAATTCTTCTCTAAAGCTCCACTTTGTTTAGCAGCATGATACATAACTCTTGCACCTATTTTTGAAACGGGTTCGCCATTACCGTAAGCACTACCGGCTGAGCTTGTTCCACCTCTGCCACCCATTACTCTGACCTCCTAAATTTTTCTTGAAACGACTTCACTTGTACTATATTACCTTTACATTCTTCCGGTACTGTGCCGTAAAAAATAATTTGTGTAGGTTCTAACCGTTCTAACATTTCATTATAGCCTTGCAAAAATAATTCTTTACCTTTGTTACTTTTCTGTGTGCCTACGCTGGATACTGCAACAATACTGTTCTTTGGCTCTCCGTCAAAGCAATAATTATAACTAACTTCATCACTCCAACAAATTGTAGGTATTACCTTGATACCATACATCTGCCAGTATGCAGCCAACCAATGCTTTTTGTAATGATTATAAATCTGCAAGGCTCTAGGGTAGTCGGAATAAAGGCTAAAATCGGGTGAAAGTACAAAGGGATATTTCATTAACACCTCAATATATTTTTCAGGATTATTCCATAATCGTTGGAACTGGTAATCATCAAGAAAGAAATGCACTCCACAATCTTTCTTCTTGCTACTCATTGCATAATTAAAGCCAATTAGATTCTCTAAATTGTCAATATTATCTGTAGCATTGATGACAGGAATATTAAAAATGCCTTCACCTTCAAAAATGAATTTTGTTGTATTCTCATAACTGAACTTATTTTTGTACATTAAATCACCTAATTTCATATACAACAAAACCCACCTAGATTATTAGGTGGGTTTTGCTGAATTTTTTACAAGAGGAATAGTAGAAGTGAAAATCATTCTTGCAATCTTATCTATCTCTTTCGGTTTTCCATAATATCATTATAGCACTTATTAGGGTGTCTTTTAATGTCCTCTTTTAAAATTTCTGAAAAAGCTTGTAATGCTCTGCCATGAACCTTGTACACATATCTCAAATCATAATTCATACAATCAGCTACCTGCTCCCATGTTTTATGATTTAGGTAATACTCTGTCAGAACTGTTTTATATCGTTCATCAGTCAGCCTATGTATAAGGGTTCTGGCTTGATCCTTTAATTCTACAAGTCGGTCAACTTCTTCATTGATTTTGTCTTGTAATAAAAAAATCTTATCAATAATCTTTGTAAAGTCACCACCACTACCGGAACTCTGTACCCTTTCACCTTGGCTCTGTGGACTTACTTGTAATGACTTTAGCTTTAGGTGATACAGTTCATCACTCTTAGTATTAATGCTTATATCAGCAAACCTTACACGATTAAGGTACTCTTTAGCGTTCAAGGTTATCACTCTCCATTGTTGTATAGAACTTTAGATTTTCGGGTAAAGGTGGTAAAGGTCTCCAATGAGTTACCTTTAGACTTACATCAGGATATTCTGATTCTTCTTCAATAAGATATTTGCAACCAAAGCAATAATTTGTTGCCCAGTCATCACCATCATAAAAGCCTGTACACATCCAATGATAAATATCCTTCTTTTCTTTGTTTTCCCCATAGCGTTCAACATCTTTGATAAGTACAAGGACTGTTCTTTCATCTTTCGGTAGTTTCTCATTTACACTTATCCACTTGTTTTTATTACTCATATAGCAATCTCCCCACTTTCAATCTTAGCTCTATACTGACCGTAGCTTAGTCTTGTACCGTTTTCTTCGTTGTACTTATGTAAATTGTACAAGGTACGGTTAAGGTTATGTTCTCTTGACTGCTTTGGTGTTTTAGCTTGTTCTTGCTTTAGCCTTTGGTTCTTCACTCTGTTGTGTGTCTTTACACACTCATAACTGCAAAACTTTGCATTGTGGTTTCTTGCAGTAAATTCATTGCCACATACTGCACATACTCTCTTAATTTTCACTTTCATCACTCCAATCTAACCTCTGTCCACACTGTCCACAATAAGAATTCATATAGTCATTATCTGTGCCACTATAAAAAACTATTCTGTTACACTGAGGACATTTCTTAAAAGTTGAACTATAACAACTTGGCATCACTTTCTTGGGTGTTTGTTTTGCAACAACATCTCTAATAGTTTCCATTGCTTCTTCGATAACCCCACTAGTAAAAGACATTTCTTCTTCAATGATTTCAAGTGCTCTCTTAATTTCCATTATTGTTACTCCTTATCTCAACATCATCAAGTTTACATACCACTAAAGAATTTGTAGCTAAACTGTCTTGTAGTTCAGCTTGATATATAAACTTGTTTTCTTTTGTACTTCGTCTGATAATACAACCAACCAATTTATAAAGACTTCCCTTATAACTTACTTGCCTATTCAAATATTTCTTAACTTGAGAAATGTCCATTTACAGGCAACTCCTTTATCCTGATATAGATACCGGGAATATCTGCCCAAAACTTTTCTACTAGTTCAGAACAAACAAGTGCATCATCTTTCCAAAAACCTAACTTAGTCATTACATCTTTCAAAAGCTTTTGTAAGTTATCTGTATCAGGCTTTGTTGTACGATAGTCCCCATCACTATGTTTTCCCTTTAGAGGGAAACACCACTTTGTAACAAGTGATACACCTGAAACAAACATTTCCTTTGGAACATATTTGCTTAAATATGCTTCAAGTTTTGACCTAGCCTCTTTTAGCCTTGGTTCTTCATAGAAGATTGGTTTACCGTTCACATAACTAATCTTCTTTTCTTGATGTGTAATTGTTGGTGGGTCCATAGGCATAAAAAATTCAGTAGTCTTCATTTTATATCCTTTCTGTGTAAATCGTTTATTTTTAAACTTCTGCTTTTTCGTGTATATTATTACTTAATATAAAAGGGGAATTTAAAACCCCTTTTATATATATATAATATATATAGTTTGTCATTGACATTGACAAACTCGAATAATTTATCGACTTTGTCACTCACATTGACATTGACAAAAAATCGACTTTGACAATGGCAGTCATTGACAAACTCGAATAAATGACAATGTCACTGACTATGAAAATATCATCTATTATTCTTAATTAGAACTATTTTTAAGACCTATACTATTATCATCTATCCAAAAACTACCGTGTTCTTTTAAGTTTCTTCTGACAGTTCTTTCTGATTTTCCCATATAGGATGCAAGGTCTTCAATACTGGCTTGACCATTTTTTTGAACTGCACTAAAGGCAACTTCTAATGATTCTTTTCGTTCATTCTTTCGTTCTTCAGCACTCTTTTTGTTGCCAAAATTTTTCTTGTAATTTGAGTTTTTACTATTCATTTGGCTACTACTGTCAATATCACTTAAAACACCTGTATCGTCAATCTGATGTATAGGATAATTGAACCAACAGTTGATTGGTGAGAACCTAGGGAACTCTCTTAATGTACCTTCAATTCTCCAGGCTGAACGAGTTTTGATGGACTTTCTTTCTTCTTGAAATTCAGCCCTAGCCAAAGCTAAAGTATTCTTACTTAGCTTATTTTCGGCTATCTTTTCCATATTGTAGGAACTTTCTAAATCATCCTGAGAAACCTCCTCATCAATATTAGAAACAAATCTTTTCAGATATTTATAGTAAATAGCACATTCAGCTTTGTTCTCTTGATACTTAATAAGATTATCGTCAATTTCTAGTTCTATAAGGTCTAACATGGCATCAGGGTCACGAGCAAAAACACCACTGCCTGAGGCTCTGTCCATAGACTTCTTAGTACCTTGATTACCTTTTGAATGATGGTGACAGTAAATTACTGCACATCCCAGTTCGGCACAAATTTTATCAAACTGATTACAGAACTTAGACATCTGTTCTGCACTGTTTTCATCACCTGTAAGAACCTTGTATATAGGGTCAATAATAACTGCTATATAGTTCTTTTTTAAGGCTCTACGGATTAGCTTAGGTGCTAATTTATCCATTGGTGAGGCTTTACCTCTTAAATGCCATATATCAATATTCTTTATGGCATTAGGTTGCCAATTTAGTTTCTTATATACATCAGCAAATCTATGTAAACAACTTGCTTTATCAAGTTCAAGATTAACATACATAACTTTACCTTTAGTACAATTAAAACCTAGCCACTTCTTCCCCTCAGCTATTGCAATAGTAAGTTCAATAAGTGCAAAAGACTTACCGGCTTTAGATGGTCCGGCTATAAGCATTTTGTGACCTTGTCTGAGAACATTATCAATTAGTGGTGGTGATAGTTCAGGTAAGTTATCAAAAACTTCTGTTAGGTTTTCCGGTTCAGGTAAATCATCATTAATACTTTCTATCCACTCATACCATTCATCCCAACTTTCTTTGCCTATGTTGGTATCAAGTAAATATTGTTTCTTACCTTTTCTTTCAATACCGGGCATTCTGCTTAGTCTTGATGGGTTTTTGTTCTGCTTATCTGTAATAAAGCCGTTCTTGTCACAAACTTTATAAAGATAATTTACTCTCTTACTGTATTCTTCATAATTTGTAGCATTTATCTTTACAATAGCGTGAATAGATTTATTACCTGTATGTACAAGACAAGCTACCGGCAATTCAAGTTCTCTGATAATAGTATTTTGAGTTTCAATAGGTATTTCATCAGATTCTACAAGTGCATAACGGTAGTCGGTTACATTGTCATTTTTAACACCTTTACCGTCTAAAGGATTAAACCTTATCCAAGCACCTACATCTTTGTTATAATCCCCAAATACTGCACCTATATCATCATCTTTCAACTTTGACAATTCTTCTATTAACTGACCTGCAGTTCTATCGTAATTACCCTTTGTAGGTAAGTTTTTACCGTCAGCAGTTTGCCAACAGTCTGTTACATATCCCACATTATCGTCAGCCTCAAACAATACACTAAGGTATTTAATAAGTTGTTCTTTAGGGTGCCACTCCTTAGGTAGTTTTAATTCTTCAATTTCAAAACCACCATCTATAACTTTCAATGGGTCATTACTGATTTCATCATCCCAGTTCATAGCTTCATCAGGTGCACCAACAGGTGGCTTGTAACCAAAGTCACAAGCCATTTGATATATAGTGCCACCTGTTACCGGTGAAGAACTTCCGTTAAATGTTGCCCATTTTTTATGACATTCACCACTGTGGTATCTGCTACTATCTCTACTGCTCCAGTTATCCCAATCGTATTCAGAATAACCTTCTTGTTTAAGAGCCATACCAACATTAATCCATTCCTGATAGTCTAGCCTTGAAGGGTCAATATATTTAATTAATTCAACTAAATTCAGCTTATTATTCATAGCTATTCACCCTCTCTATACTGTGACGGATTGATGTTTCTAGGTACATGCCAACCATTAGCAGCAATTCTATCTATCATTTTCTTTGCATTTTCAAATTGCCATTCACCAACATGCTGAAATCCATAACGCTCTAAACATCTTATCTGTTTAGGTGTGGTAAGTCCTGTTTCTTTGCGTTTCTGTAGTCTTTCAAGTAGCATTGTAGCCTTACCGGCATTATCAATTTCATCCGGAAAAATACCTAGTTTTTCAAGTGCTTGTACTTGTTTTTTGCTAGGTGGTGCCATCTCCCAACCAAAAGCCGGAACATATGAAGATAAATCTTCTGCTTGAATTGACATTTCAAATTGCAAAGGGTCAACAAGTTTTCTTTTTCTTGTTTTCATTTTTTGCAGTTGTTCTGCAAGTGCTCTTTCTCTCTGTTCAACAACATCTTCTGATGCCTTTTCCTCAGCCTCTTCAATATCAACAGGACAACCTGAATTTTCTGCTAAATTCTCAGTCATTTTCTTTGCCACTTCGTCAGATGTACAAATTAAGTGAGCAGGTCTGCATAGTTCGTGTCTTTCTGTATGCCATAGAAAATCAAGAAGTAATAAATCTTCCTTACCTTCACATAGTCTTGTACCTCTGCCAACCATTTGACAATAAAGACCTCTTACTTTTGTTGGTCTTAATACAATAATGCAATCAACTGATGGACAGTCCCAACCTTCTGTTAAAAGCATTGAATTACACAGAACATTGTATTTATCATTTTCAAAATCACTTAATACTTCTGCTCTATCTGTACTGTTGCCATTAACCTCAGCTGCATTAAAGCCCTGAGTATTTAAAATATCTCTGAACTTCTGTGAAGTCTTTACAAGTGGCAGAAAAACTACTGTCTTTCTGTTTGCACAATACTTCTTCATTTCTGTTGCTATTTGATACAAATATGGGTCCAGTGCAGTATCAATATCACTGGCTTTAAAGTCACCGGCTTGTGTTGATACACCTGATAAATCAAGTTTAAGTGGTATTGTTACTGCCTTAATAGGAGTTAAATACCCTTCCTTAATAGCTTGTGGAAGGGTATACTCATATGCTAGGCTATCAAACACTTGTCCTAGATTTTTCATATCACCTCTGTCAGGTGTTGCAGTAACACCAAGTACATTAGCCTCAGAAAAATGTTCAAGTATTTTTTGGTAACTATCAGAGATAACATGATGTGCTTCATCAATAATAATTGTGTCAAAGTAATCACAACTAAATTGATTTAGTCTTTTATCTCTCATAAGTGTTTGGACTGAACCTACAACAACTCTATACCAACTGTTAATACAGGAGTTTTCAGCTTTTTCTACTGCACTTTTCAGTCCGGTAGCCTTTTCTATTTTGTCAGAGGCTTGTTCTAACAGTTCGCCTCTATGGGCAAGGATTAAAACCCTTGCCCCTTGTCTTACACAATCTTCTGCAATCTTTGCAAAAACTATTGTTTTACCACACCCGGTAGGAAGAACCAAAAGAGTTTTCTTGTCCCCACTATTCCACTTTTCAAAAACCTTTTCTTTTGCCTCTTGCTGATATGGTCTTAACTTAATTTCACCCATTAAAACTGACCCGGCACAAAGGCTTTAGACTGACTGTTTTGTTGTGGGGTTTCGTTAGGTTCTAAGAATTCTTTGATTCTGTTAATTTCTCTTTCTTCGCCTTTATCATTAGTGTATTTATCTACACTAACCTTACACTTACCTTTTCTGCCTGTTACTTCACTCCAATTCATTCGTAAAGGTTCTCCATGTTTTCTCAAACCAATAGAAGTAAAGAACTGACACAGTTTCCACTCAACTTTTTTGTTAAGAAGTAGGTTTTCTCTAACAGTAGCAGAACCTGCTTCTGAAGTTAGCTTAATTGATAGTTCAGCTTTAGGACAAGCTGACATCTTTGTGCTACCTTCAAATCTCTTTCTTTCAAAGCCTAAAATCTCAAAATCGTATGTACCTTCAGGAAGAAGAACAAACTCACTATCATTTTCAATGGTGTCATCCCAGCCCATTGCTACATCATTGTTATTGTATTCTGCCATATAAAATCATCCTTTCTTTAATCAAATGGTAAATCATTGTTTTGGTTAATCAGTCCTACAACTTTATCCCAGAAAGTAATTAACCAACCTTCAATAAACTCATTACCATAGTCCTTTATCTTTGTATCTTGTGGGAAATATCCCTTTTGTGCCACAACAAGTTGAATATCCTCTTCTGACACATTATCAGCTTTCATCAGATCTACTAACTTCTTAGGCAATCCTTCCGGAATCGGAACATTAGTTGCTTGTTGCTCCACCGGTGGTGAAGTTGGTACATCATCTTCTACAAGGTCATCAAGTTCAGAAATAGGGTCACTTGTAACTACTTGTTGTGGTTTTGGTTCTGATACAACAGTAGTTGTTGTACTGTCACTAGGGATAAATGGAGAAATCACAGAGTATTCAAAAGGTACTTCCCTATCAAGACCGTATCTGTTTTTTGCATCCCAACAAGGATTATGCTCTGTGTACATTACTCTCTTGCCACCTGTAGCCTTGTACTTGTTGTTGTCTGTTTTCTCCACATAAGTCTTATAATTGACAAAGAATACTGCATCTGCCCATTCTTTTAATAAAGGAGCATTTCTTTTGTCCAGCTTTAGTTCCCATCTATCATAAGCACCCATTTCATCAGGTTGTTCAAACTTTCTCATAGTAGCGTGAGCAAGTACCACAACATTAATATGTATATCAATCAAGTCTTCTAACAGATTAAGTATCTTACCAAAAGCCTCTGACTGATATACATAACCTTTACCATAGCCAAAGTCCTCAATACCTTTCTTCTGTGCAGATGCACATACTGATTGACCACATAACTTTTCCAGCCAATCAGCAGTATCAAGAACAAATGTTTTGCATACATTAGGGTTCTGCTTAACATATTCAATCTGTTTAATAACCATCTCCATTGAAGTTGGTCTATCAAATCTACTAACATTAAGCCTTTTTGTGCCACCCTCTGTATCGCAAAACACAGGACTAGGAAACTTAGATGCCATTGTTGACTTACCAATTCCCTCAGGACCATAAATTACAATCTTCTGGGCTGACATAATTACTCCACTTGAAATGTTCATTTTGTACCTCCTTGTTGCCGATTAGATATTGGCACTCTTTCACCATTAACATCAATTACTGCATTGTCGATTGCAAACTGTAATAGTTCAGTTACAACACTTTGAATAGTTTTGCCTGTCATACTTGCAATAACAGTAATTGGAACACACTGTTCAGGCTCAACCCTTACCTTTGTATATCCACAGTTAAGTGCTTTGCCTGTATTTACTGTATTTACACATTTTTTTGGTTTAGTAACCTTTCTAGTAGCCATAATTAAAATTCTCCCATCTTAAATTCCTTTTTTACAAAAGGCTTTTGTTCTGTATTCTTAACATATCCATCTTCAATAATGATGGAACATTCGTCACCGGTTGACACTCTGGTTGCAATAGCCTGTAAGTTCTCACTTTCAAGCCACTGATTAAATTCTGCCAGTGTTTCAACATCCATTTGTTCCAGCTTATCTAATAGTACAAAACCACAATTAGGATTTAGCTTTCTGATAATAGCAGTAGCTACTTTTAACTGCTCTGCACCACTCATATTGTCCCACTTATATCCTTTATAAGTTAATTCTTTACCTTCAACTGATAGACCCGGTAAAGGAAGATTAGCATTGTTAAGTAGGTCATACTTCCTCTTACGTATTTCTTCAATCTGATGTGTTAGATTGTTGTACTGGTCTTGATAATTCTTGGCATCTTCTTCAGCTTTCGCTTTATCAAGATTTGCTCTAACCTTACGGTTAATGCTATCAATATTAGCAATGCTTTCTTCAAGTTCAGCAGTTGACTTGTCTTCAAGTCCTTGTACAGAAGTTTTTGCTATTTCAATGTCAGATAACACCAACCTTCTTTTATCTTTTAACTGGGCTAACTTGCTTTCAACTGTGGCTATTTCAGCAGATAGACTTTCACTTTCTTTTTCAAGAGAAGTAAGCTTTTCTCTCTTCTTCTGATTCTCACCGTTCTGCACAAGTATTGCTTGTTGTTGCTTAATTAAGTCATAAGGAGAAATAAGTTCAGAAGGTACACCCTCATACTCTTCCATTTCAAGGGCATACTTCTTCTTTTGGTCTGCAATCTGACCAATAGCGTGTCTTTGATTGTATGTTGTGGTTTCTTCATTTTCCAGCATATAAAGTTCATCACCAACACCAATAATCTGTAGTAGAATATCTGCCTTTTCTTTTCCTGATGCACTCATAAACTTTGGTAAATCAAGAGCAAAGGAACTAATAAATTCATTCAGCAATGTTTGTCCACTTTTGTTACCTTCCGGGTCAATGACCTTTAAGCTACTATTCTTGCCACTTCTCTCAACCACAATACCGTTAGATAGCTTAATCTTTAGGTGTGGTGGAATTGTAGAACCATCTCTCTTAGGAGATGATGGCATAAACTTGTTACCACCAAGACACCATGCAATACTATCAAGTACAGATGTTTTGCCTTGACCGTTTCTGCCACCAAGGACAGTTAAGCCCTCAGCAGTAGGAGTTAAGGACACAGCCTTAACTCTTTTAACATTCTCTACTTCTAATGATGAAATCTTAATTGACATTTTTACTATTCCTTTCATTTAAAAAAACTTGACATTTTAGAAATTTTTCTCTAAAATGAAATAAGATTATTCTAATATGTTCCGTAATAGGAACACCTTTCTGCCACTAGGGAATTGCCGTTCCTTAGTGGCTTTTTCTTTTGTTTTGGTTCATACTTCTTCGCCCTCTAGAGTTGTTACAACTTCTTCCGGTTTTGTTCCTAGTGCCTCTTCAAAACACCTTGTTTGGAAATCATCCTTAGTGATACAAAGGTTTTCCCTACTGTATGCCACCTTAAAATCGTCCATAATATAAGACAATATGCGTGGCACAATGTACACAAAACCAAAGTAAAGAAACGGTAAAAGAAGAAATCCACCATACTTTGACATAAGATTGATATGTAGCACTAAGGAAACAATGATTGTAACCACTATTGATACTGCAAGTCCTACTGCTTTAATCTTTTCTTTCATTTTTCCTTTCCTCCATAATGTTTAGATGGTCAAATGAATCACCATCTAATCTTCTCAAAAGTCTTGCTATCTGATTTTGGTTTTCCCTAATCATTTCTAGCAAGTGCCTTTGTTCGTTCATCACTTCGTTCCAACTATTCTGTAGCCACTTGGTATTATCTGTGTGAGCCTTATTCAGACAACCTATAACACCTAGGACTAGAAGTACAAATGCTAGAATGATAACTGCAATAGTGAAACTTCCCACTTTTTTCACTTCCTTTCTTTTGCCTAATTCAGTAGTGCTGAATTAGGATGGTTATTCACATAGTCAGTCATACCCTGACTTATTCTTGAACATATGCCATTAATATAGCGTTGTTCTTGTTCTTTTGTCAGATGATTGGTCTTGTTGCCGTTGTGGTCCTTTTCTGCCCACAACACTTGCTTGCCACCATCATTAACCCATACCCTATAAGCTAACTCTTTTGCCATTTCATCACCTCTCTAAAAATTATGTTGTGTCTTGATTGTCCTATAACTCAGATTAACCTTAATTTGAAGGCTTTTGATCTTCATAGATGGTTATTCCATTGTCCCTTAAATAATTATCTATATCGTGAACAAACTTTGAGATTATAAAGAGCTTTGCTCTTGTTCTTGGATAATCATAAATAAGCTTAAAATGTTGTTCTTTATCATCTGGATTAATCGCCAAGTAATCTTCTTCTAATTCATTAAGTAAATAAACTAAAGAGTCAATACATTGGCAAATCATCCATAGATCACTTTCTTCAACATAGGTTTCATTGTTGTGCTTTATCTTTATCAATTAAAATCACCTCTTTCCTTAATTATCATTACTTAATTCAATTAATGGAAGAACACATTTTTTCTTTAGTAGGTCATAGATAAATAATCTACCTTTCTGTGTCCAGTAGGTATGTACTTTGGTGTGCACCTTACCATCAGAACCATTAAAAGTTTGAGTTTTGGTGTTTGTATAGCCTTTATCAGCATACTTCTTATACAATAACCAAATCTTATTACCCTGCTTATACTGAATACCCTCCTCATGAAGAATATTGTTAAGCCATTGCGCTGTCTTACCATAGTCTTTTGCAATCTCTGTTACTGAAATCAAATCCTTACAATTAAGAACTACATCATAGTAACTAGCTTTAGGCTTTAACTCTGCAATCTGTTGTGTTTGAACTGCAACAGTTTCATTCAAAGCTTTTGTTTTCTCTCTTTCCTCTTTGAGAGCCATAAATGCCTTGATTGCCAAATCAGGATTTGCAATTAATTCATCTGTTGCATACATACCGTTTCTACGAATAGATGGAAGAACCTCAGAGGTTACCCATCTCTTAAATTTCTTTGCAGTCGGTAGCTTACTTGATAAGATAAGACTGTAAAGACCGCTCTCGTTGATAATAGGAGTATTCTGCATTCTGCCGATGGAGTCCTGAATTGGGACTGCATCTATATCCTCTGGATCAACATGGTCATTTACTGCTTTGGTAGGTCTTTCATAACCAAGAATCTCAGCTACATCCTTACCAACAAAATATGGTTCATTCTCAATGGTTAGTGTTCTTACTTCGGAATTTTCAAAATTCCATTTTGTTAAATTTTTCATTTTAACCTCCTAAATTCTACTTAAAGTGGATTTGCTTTGCAAAAAAAATATCATCCATAGACATACCGTAAATCTTACATAACTTTTTAGTTTGAAGAACATCAGGTGATGTTCTTCCTTTTTCCCAACTGATAAGTGTAGATTTACTTATTCCCATTTCATTAGCAACTTTTTGTTGAGATAATTCAGCATTAACTCTTGCAGCTTTTAAGGAAATTTGCATTTTTTTCACCTCCGTCGTTCATTATTATATTCCACTTAAAGTAGATTGTCAACACTTAAAGTAAAATTTTTTTAAATAAATATTGATTTTTTACTCTTTAAGTGTATAATATATAAATAAGAGAGGTGTAAGTGTATGTCAGACAATGATTTAAAAAAGGTTTTTTCACAAAATTTAAATAACTATTTGACTATATCTAAAAAGAGTCAAATAGAAGTAGCTAATGATTTAGGAATAAGTACATCCACTTTTTCAAGTTGGTGTACAGGACAAAAAATGCCTAGAATGGATAAAATAGAAATGTTGGCTAATTATTTTGGGATAGAAAAATCCGATTTAATTGAAAAACACGATAGTAATGAAGATGAAACTCTTAAAATTCTAAATCGCAATGCAAGAAAAATGACAGTAGAACAACGAAAACAATTATTAGACATTGCAAAAGCAGTGTTTAAGGAGGCTTTTAATGACTGAACCTGATTACCATAGATCAACAAATAAAGCATATGAAGTATTGAACAAATTACCAACATTCTCACACATAACAAACATTTTTGAAATACTTAATTATTTTAAAAAAATTAAAATTCAGACCTATTCAGATGCTGCAATGGGTTTAGGAATGTCCTTTGATAGTTTTTGTGAATGTGTATCTTCTGATTATGGCTTTAGTATTAAGGAGCCATCTTCTTCAAAAACATTAATACTGTACAATGACCGTAAAAATATTACAGTTATAAGATTTACTTTAGCTCATGAACTAGGACACTATTGTTTAGAGCATATAGAGGATGGTTCTTGTGAAGATAGAGAAGCAAATTGTTTTGCTCGTAACCTACTTTGCCCCATTCCAGTAGCAACTGAATTAGGTTTAAACACGGTATCCAACTATGCACAATTTTTTAATGTTAGCGACCTTATGGCTAAAGTTGCTTTGGATAAAAGAAAATGTGATTTATATAATATTTCAGATAATAATTATAGTGTTCTAAATGACAAAATGTACTGCTATTTTAACGGCATAACATTAGCTGAATTATATGGGTATTCAGAGCGAAGGATGTACTTATAATATTAATTGCGACTCCCTAACAAAAGAAAAAGCACTACCTTGATGGGAACAAGATAGTGCTTATATGAAAGTAAAGAGTGGTTGTTTCACTTTCAAAATTATTATAACACATTTTGGCATATTATGTCAATACTTAAATAATAAACTCAATAACGATATGTTACTGAGTTAAACAAGGTGATAAAATGAACAATTATATTTTAATAGCCGGAGTTAATGGTACAGGCAAGTCAAGTTTAAGAGGTGTACTTGAAGGTCAGAATGTTCTTCTAGGTCACATTATTGATGCAGATGTTATTGCAAAGGAAAACGACTTTGATAACATTAAGGCAGGTAAAAAGGCAATAGAAGAAATAGACTACTGCCTAGACAACAATATTTCTTTCACACAAGAAACTACTCTTGCCGGTCATAGAACTGTACGAACCATTAAACAAGCTAGAAAGCAAGGCTACTATGTTACAATGTACTATGTTGGTCTTAATTCAATGGAAGAAAGCATAAACCGTATTGCTAACAGAGTTAGAAAGGGTGGTCACAACATTCCTTCTGATGATGTTAAACGCAGATTTGACAAAAGAATTAAGTCGCTTGAATCTGTACTTCCACTTTGTGATGAAGTTATCTTTTATGATAACGAAAACGGCTTTGTAAAAGTAGCCGAAATCAAAAATAATAAATTCCAATATTCCAACGGTTATAAACCACAATGGATTGTGGACTATAAAGAGGCTTTAAAGTTATAAGAATAGTTAAAACATAATAAATTTACATATAAGCCTAGTTATTTAAGTACCCAATTCGTAAAACACCCTATTTTTACGAATTGTCTAAAAAATATAATAAAAAATCGCCCTTCGGTGTTGGTAGCACCAAAGGACGATAATCATTACACAGGGTGCAATGATACATCAAAATGCAATTAATATTGTATCATACCCTTGTAAATTTTTCAATATAATTTACAAGGGATTTTTGCACCCTTTTTTAGATAAGAGAGGAGCAAAATAAATGGATGATTTAAAAATTGCAGCTGCTTACATCAGAGTTAGCACAGATGATCAGACAGAGCTTTCACCGGATAGCCAAATTAAAGTTGTTAGAGAATTTGCAAAACAAAAAGGCTACTTGATACCTAAAGAATATATTTTTCGTGATGACGGTATCTCCGGTAGAAAGGCAAGTAAGCGACCTGAGTTTAACCATATGATAGCAGTAGCTAAACAAACCCCTTCCCCATTCTCTGCAATTATGGTGTGGAAGTTTAGCCGATTTGCGAGAAATCAGGAAGAGGCTATTTTCTATAAGGGTATGTTGAAAAAGCGTGGTATTGATGTTATCAGCACATCAGAGCCTATTATAGATGGTCCTTTTGGTAGTCTGATAGAGAGAATTATTGAATGGTTTGATGAATACTACTCTATCAACCTATCCACAGAAGTTAAACGAGGAATGACAGAAAAGGTTAGCAGAGGTGGTGCAGTATCTATACCGGCATTTGGATACGATATTGTTGATAAGAAGTATCAAGTCAACCCTATCAATGCTCCTATTGTTCAAAGAATTTTCATCAAGTATCTTAATGGTGTTGGATGCAGAGCAATAGCCAATGAACTGAATGACCTAGGCATTAAGACAACTAGAGGTAATAACTGGGAAAACAGAACCATTGAATACATTTTGCGTAATCCGGTTTACATAGGCAAAATTCGTTGGAACCCTAAGCGAAGAACCAGGAGAAATTATGATGATAAAGATATAATGATTGTTGATGGTATTCATCAGCCTATTATAGATACCGACCTATTTGATAAGGTCCAGAAGAAGTTAGACGAAAACAAAGCAAAATACAGACCCTACATTACTGACAGGCAAAATGGCAAGGAATATATGCTTAAAGGTCTTGTTAAGTGTTCTAACTGTGGTGCTACAATGTCAATGTCTTGCAATGGTTTACAGTGCATAAAATACACTCATGGCACTTGTAAAGTATCTCACTACATTCAACTTAATAAACTAAATGAAGTTGTTATTAATGCTATTGATGATACTCTAAAGAGTGGTGACTTTCAGCTAAAGCCAAAAGAACAACCACACGAAGAACCACAAGAACTGAACATTGATTTTATGATAGAAAAAGAAAATACAAAGTTAAGAAGAATTAAAGAGGCCTATGAGGAAGGTGTTTATAACCTTGCTGAATTTAAGCAGAGGAAAGAGTTAATTGAAAGCAAGATACATTCATTACAAAAGCAAAATAAACCACCAGAGCCTAAGCCAGACCACCTTTTAGCGAAGAAAAAACTAATGAGCAGAAGAAAAGAAATTATCTCTACTCTTAAAAGTAAGTCAACTCCTGAAGTGGAAAAAAACGCATTGCTATGCACTTTTATCGATAAAATCATCTTCAATCGTTCCCTATCTTCCGTTGAGTTATTTTTCTGTTTTTGAATTATAACTTTTGGGATATGGGGGACCTGATGGTGAGCTCGGTGCATCACTTAGATATTTAAGTCAGAGGTACACAATGCCGTTCCCTGAACTTCAAGCAACACTTACCGACATAGGTACAGAAGAACTTGGTCACCTTGAAATGATAGGCACTATTGTTTATCAGCTAACTAAAGACTTAACAGAAGACCAATTAAAAGATGCTGGATTTGATGCTTATTTTGTTGACCATACAACCGGTGTTTATCCTTGTGACGCAAATGGTACACCATATACAACAGCGTCAATGCAAGTAAAAGGTGACGCAATAACCGACTTGCATGAAGATATGGCAGCAGAGCAAAAGGCTAGGTCAACATATGACAACATACTAAGATTTTGTGATGATCCGGATGTTATTGACCCGATTAGGTTCTTACGAGAAAGAGAGGTTGTACACTATCAGCGATTTGGTGAAAACCTACGAATACTAACTGACCGACTTGACTGTAAAAACTTCTATGCCTTTAACCCTGAATTTGACAAAAACTGCTTAAATAAAAACAGAAAATAGATAACAAAAGGTAAGGAAGTAATGATTTTCATTACTTCCTTCTTTTACAAATATTTATTTTCTATTGTTTTTATAAATATCAGAAACCTTTTTCGCTATTACTATAGAAATAGCAAATATTATCAATCCTACAATACCACTAGAAGTATAACCCAATGCAATAGCAGTTGCATTAACAAGTCCATAAATCAAACATGCGATAGCATAACATAATATAGTAATTACAATTGTATTTGTAAAAAAGTTCTTTATTTTTTCGGCAACAGCCTTAAGTAGTTTATATATTTTTCTACGAAAAGCAATAATTATTGCAATAGCTATAACGACACAAACAGTAACTATAGATATTGTGAGTGTTGTTGTATTAAAGAAGTTGTATGAGTTATGCGAACTTGAACTTTCTGCACTAGTAGTTAATATAGAAGATGTTTGCGTTACTGTCGTTGTACTCTTTTCATTGTCTTCTATAATTTTATCCAATTCTTTTAATTGACCATTAATTTTACTTTTAATGCTTACCAAATTTGATTGAATTTTTTTGATTTTAGCATCACCATATAAATTTATATATTCATCCTTAGAATATTCTAATGTTTGTTTTAGTTCATTTCTATCTTTTGCACGCTGAATTAGTTGTTCTCTATAATCATATGCAACTTGTAAATTGTTACTATTATTATTTATAAAAACTTGAACCTTGTTATAAAAATTATTATTCAATAATTCTTTGCAATTGTCCATAAATATTTTATGGACATTTATTCCGTGTTTTTTATTATAATAATCTGTATAACTATCGTAACCATTTTTTTCTTTTCGCTGTTCATACCACTCTGTATAGCTCATTTTATCACCCATTAAATAATTACTTTTCTTATTTTATCATTATTATACATATTTTTCAACAATATTGAAGTTTATTGCACAAAAATAACCCCTCACTTATGTGAGGGGTTTTGTATTTCATAATCTAATTGAATACTTTATTTACTGAGATTGTTCTTCTTTTAGACTTTTTATTTATTGGTTTACGAAAACCAAAATATTCAAGTACAAAACTAAAGCTAACTGACAACAATATTATTCTATTAAAGACA